CCTCTAACAAGGTGCGACAATACCGGGTTCCCGCCGTGGCGTCCGGGTCAACTAAACGGGTGCGCATTTCCTCCGGGTATTCCTCCGGGTCGTACTTCATAAAAACCGACTGCCTACCATCGGCATAAAAGAACTCAATAAGACGGTCGCCCAATCGTCCCCGGATTGCCTGTTTTAACGCCTCAATCCTTTGTCCCTCGGCTTTATCGTTTCCCTCGCTTCCATTTTGCGCCCAACTCAAACGTATTGAGGTATCGGACGCCGTAACCTCAATTTCTTGTTTTGTTATGTCCTCAATCATTGCGCACATATCGCAATCAAAGGGGCTTAATACTTGTTTGTTCATCGCTCTAAAAATTTATTTGTTATTACTATCCGGGGCGGCTTCAATCTTAACCCCGGCAATTGTTCCGTTATAATTAAATTCCAATGTTTCGACGCCCTTAAATCCCCCGACGATACGCAACAAACGCCAATAAATCGTTTTCCGGTCGCTCCTATGGAATTTATCGCATTGCCTACCAATTCCGGGGCAATCTTCCCTTTTAATTTTGCATCGAACGCAACGTTGCGTAAATATTGCGGGGTTATTGTTGGCTAATCGTGCATCCGCCGCCGTCCATATCTCGGCAATCAATACCATACCCCGGTAAACGCAACGTTCGCCGGGGCTGTATTCTCTATTTGGGTCGAACGGTTCGGGTTGCTTTACTCTCATTCTTTGCCCGCTTCGTTTACATAGTCAAACAATGCGTCCAAATCTTCCTTTGCGCCTTTTACGCAAATTCGTACCCTATCGCCGCCCGCTAATGCGGTTTCGACAATCTCGCAATTATACCGGGGGGCGTTTATCTGTATCATTGCCGCCCGGCTATTCGTTACAAACTCGTTTCTTTCTTCCACGCTCTCGGATTTATGAAGTAAATAAAATGCCTCTATTGGTTCGTTCTCGCTTTGGCACGCCCCCAACAAAAGCGTTGCCAAAGATAACAATAAAATCTTTGCTTTCATCGTTTTAGTTTTCTTTTAATCCATATAAACCGTATGCCAATGCCGACAAACAATATTTTCGCCTCAATGTCAACGTAACGGTCGTAACCGTTGACCGCATCCACGGACACGCCGGGAACAACAAACCAACTCTTATATTTCCAATATTCCCGGACGTAAACAGATACGCCAACCCGTCCGATATGGAACCCGATTTGCGCCGTGTGTACGTCGCCATTGTTGCGGATAATTCCAATTTCTTTTTTACTCATTTCCTTTTCTGTTTAATAATTCGTAACTCTCTTTGTCAACTACCAATGCCCGTGGATATTCGGTTATAACGCCCTTTGTGTAAACCAAATTGTAAATACCCAATTGTCCCTTAATTGGAAACTCAACAACCCGGCGGGGGTTCCGCATCAGCCAACCGAACCCCTTTGTTATGGATTTACGTTTTTCCGGCGGTATGCGGGTATTCTCCCAATCCTCCGGGGTAAACTCGGCGACGGGCTTAACGTCGTACAATTCGACCAATCCCAACGTTACCCCGCTTTCATATCCCGCAATCACGGGATTAGCGGACGAACAAACCATTAAATCGCCCCGGTACGGCGTGTTTTTGCTGCGTACCTCAATACTTTTTTCGCCGTAAACAATTCCGTTGTCCTCATACGCCGCCGTTACCAACTGCGTTGCATACGGGTTTTTAACGGTTAATGCACGCCAACGGTCGTGCAATTTCGGTTTATAATCTTTGTTATTATACTGCATTTTCGTTTGATTTTTCGTTGAATAAATCGTAATTCGCCGGGACACAATAACCGGGCAATGTTTCCCGGTCAATCCCGGACGTCTTTACAAAACTATCTTTCCAATATATCCGGGGCGTTTTGTCCGGGTGCGCCTCCCAATAGTCGAACACGTCGTTGTAAAACGTCAATGTTTCCCGCTTGGTATATCTGCAACCGCTTTGCAAACCTATCTTAAACAAGTCAACAAAGGGGTACGACAAAGCAATTACAGAAAACGCCCGGTCAAACATTCCCACGGGGATTGGTTCCACGCTTGCAAAGGTGCGGAACCCGTGGCGTTTTGCCCGTGCCAATGCGTTTATACGCATCCGGTTTGGGCTTGCTTTGGGTTCCAATTCGTCGCATCCGGTCAACGTTGAACCAATGGCAATGCGGGATTTATCCCAACCCTCGGACGCCTCGGCAAAGTCGATTAAAATATTGATACCCTCGGCGCATTTGCTCAATACCTTAACCGGGACGCCGTGGCGTTGACAAACGCCGATTGCTTGACGGGTCAACCTTTGCGTTTCCGGCAATAACGGGTCGGTCGTGAATGAAAAGAACAACCCCGTTTGTTTCAATTCGTCCTTATGCTTCAACAACTCATTCGTAAATATATCCAATGCGTATGGATATTCTCGTAATGCCTTTTTCAATTCCGGGGTATTGCCTCCCAACACTTTTGCGCCCCGCCCTTTGCGCAAATAACAATACGTGCATCCGTTGGAACAACCAACATAAAAGTTGGCGGCGTTCTCGGCATATTCCCCGGCTTTTCCCTTTGGGCTGTAAATAACCCGTCCGTTTATCGCTCCCATACTCACACAGATTAAAACGGTAAATCGTCGGTTCCGTCGGGGGCGGGTGCATCCGGCACGGGCGGCGGGGCTTGCGTTCCGGCTCCGGTTCCTTTGGGCGTCAACATTTCCATATCGGTTGCGACAATCTCGGTAACGTATCGTTTCACGCCTTGCGCATCGTCATAACTCCGGGTTCTTAATTCCCCCTCAATATAAAGTTTATCACCCTTTTTGACGTACTGATTGGCGACCTTTGCCAACCCGTTTTGCAATACAATGTTGTGCCACTCGGTACGCTCCGGGATTTGCCGCCCGTCCTTTGTCGTAAACCCTCGTTTCGTGGTTGCCAACGAAAAGGTCGCAACGCAACCGCCGTTGTCGAACTCCTTAAAATCCGGGGCTTTTCCGGTATGCCCTAATAAAGTAACTTTGTTTACACTCATAACTATTTGAATTTAATCCCATCAATAAATATAATTTCTTATTATTAGACCAACCCGCCGCCATATTTAAGGCTTTCCGGTCGTCGTCATGCACAAACTCGCAATACCACGAATTGCCGCCAACGTTCGCTTTTTCTTTTAGTCGTACCAATTTACCGACAATGTACCGGGCAAACTTGGCGTACCCGCTAACCTCGGATATATGGATAATACGACGTTCGGCGTTTATTTTTGGCAATTCTTCGATTTGCGGGCGTTTTTCCTCGGCGGGGTATCTTTGTACTCTCTGAAAGTCTTTTTTGATTGACGACCGGGAAATTGCCCCAAAATCGGGGGTTCTCTTTTTGGTTCTCATTAACCTAACTTTAATTGTTGATATTCGTTTTTCATTAACTCAATTAACCGCATATTCTCCGGGTAAATTCGCATTCGTTCCCGGTCGCCATTCTCCCAACGGTTATGGCATTCAAAGGAAAGGATATTTATATTTCGGGGGTCGTGCGCCATTTCCGGGTATGCCCCACGGGTCAAAATGTGGGAACAATAGACGGCGGAATAATTCGCCAACGGCTTTAATGTTTCCTCGCATCGGTGCGGCTTATGCTCCCAAACCCAACGGAAAAAGCGTTCATTTGCCGCCATGATATTTGCGCCCCGTCCCGTAATACAATGCCCGAACAATTCCCGTTGTATCTCAACCCTCAAACGAATATCCATGCGGAAATTACGCAAATCCAAAAGGGGATTATACCCCCTTTGGATGCAATAATTGTATTCGTCCCGGTCTGTCAACAAATACGGTTCCATACTCTTACATTTCCGCCGTTTCGTCGTTCGGTTCCGGGTCGTCCGCCGGGTCGTCAACGTTCGGGAACAATCCGTTGTCCTCTATCTTTTCGGCATTCAATCCGGGTGCGGCTTCGCCATCAGCCCCGAACAACTCCAATTGCGCCTTTTTGCCTTTGAATAAAAAGGCGTAAACCTCGGTTTCAATATCGGCGGCAATTTCTTCTAATTCTTCCTCAAACCCGAACGTTTCCGTATTGAATTTAAGTCGGGGGGAATTGATAGCGGTTTTTTGATTGTTTGACACGGTAAACAACCCGGTTAAAACAACCCCTACGTTATCGTCTTGACCGGAAAAGGACACGCCCCGAACCTCTATGTTTTTCAACATTTCGTCGGCAAAATCCCGTGATAACTCGCTTTGCTTTTTGGTTGCTTTGAAATCGGACGTTTCAACCATTGAAAGAAAGGACGTAATATTAAAAATCCGTCCCATGATTGGGCGCAAACGGTCGAAACAATCCCGCAAATCCGGGTGTATGTCCTTTGCACTTTCGACGTGGTATTTGTTCGTGTAACTCTCATTACCGATTGTTTCGGTAACTTCATAATGTACGTCTAACCCGCCGTCCTTTAATGTCTTGACTTTCGACAATGCAAACGCCTTTTCGCTTGGTATCAACATAACGTTTGCGGCTTTTTTTTCTTCGCTCATATTGTAATATTATTTGTTGCCGGGAACCCGCCCGGCATCGGTTTTATAAATCATCTTCAACGTATCGTTTTAATTCCGTTTGGAATTGTTCCCGTTCGTCGCTTTCACGTTCTAACAATTCGTCGTACAATTCCCGGTCGAATATATCGTTAATCGCATCGTCCAATAAGGAAATCAGTTTTTCCGGTTTAACGGCGTCTAACTCCACTTGACCCAATCCGTCCCAATTGGCGGTACGGCTGTCTGTTTCCTTTGCCGGGGCGGGCGGCAACTTCCATTCAATAACCTGTTGTTCCATCAACGCAATACGTCGTATTTCGACCCCAAAAATACCGAACTTTTGCAAGTTTTCGCCAATCGACCGGGGTATATCTTCGCCCGACGGGTCGTAATCGCCAAAATATAGGATAACACATTGTTTGCCGTTGGCTTGTGCCTCTCTCAATCGTTCGGACAATTCAAACAAGAAAGTCAACGACGGATAACCTTTACAAGCCCCAACCGCAATATCCCAATTACGGCACGGTTTCGCAAAAACGCCCTCCAACGCTTTCTTTTCAATCAATATTTCCGGGTAAATCGGTTGGTTTTCCCAACGGTTTTTATGATACGAACGCATCCACGCCCTAACCTGCGCTTTTGCTTCGTCTTGCTTTTCTTCCAAATCGGTTGGTTCCGCTTTAGTTTCGCCACACATTGCCCTATCTCGGTCGCTGAATGCCTCAAAGTCAACCCGCCCGTCCCATCGTGCAACCTCCATTGCAGAAACAACACGTTTATAGTGCTGCAACGTGTTTGTCATACCAATACTAACTAACTGATAATGCAACGCACGGATTGTCAAAACTCCGGGTTCGTATCGGCTTAAAATCTCAACGGAATTTTCAATTATCCAATCCCTTGTAAATTCGTCTTTTGTTCGCTTTGCCATTTCAAAAATCGTTTTCGTCCAACAATTCCCGTGTTTTACTATTCGACGGAACCGCCGGGCGTTCCGGTTCCGGGGTTGGTTCCGGGACGGGTTCCCCGGTTCCGATTGGTTCCGTTACCGGGTTGGGGTCGTGGAACTCAATATTGCGCCCGCCTTTGGGCTTTTCCGGCTCAAATTGGGCTTTGAGTTGTTCCGCCGGGTATTCCTTTTGCGCCAACTCAATAATCCCTAATTCGACCAACTCCGGGACGCAACGCCGTAACGCCCGTATGTCCTCTAATGCGTCATGCGCCGGGAATGTTTCGCCGGGGAACAACTTACTATATAATTCCTCTAATTTCGGATATTTACCCGGACGACCATTTGCGTACAATGCGCCGACAAATTTAATTGTTTTCATCATTGTATCAATGCGTTTTGCCTTATGCAATGCGTTTTCAACGTGTGCGTCGTAATATTCCCGTCCACAATACCGCAAAACATTTGCTTTCAACATTGAACTATCAAAGTAAATATTGTGCGCACATACAAGCGGGGCGGCGTTTGCATCGGCTAAAAATTCGTCCACAACCTCGGCAAATGGTACGCCCTCGGCAATCGCCCGTTCGGTTGTTATACCATGAATTGCGGTTGTTTCCGGGGGTATCTCGTAATTATCGGGTTTGATAATATAACTTTTTTCCTTATCGCCCAACGACCACGCCAATTGGACGACGTGCGGGAATTGCTCAAAATCCGCATCCCATTTCAAACCCTTTGCCGGAACCCCGGTTGTTTCACAATCAAAAAAACAAATGTCTTTCAAATCAAATTTTTGCATAACCTTAAATCATTAAATCGTTAATTACTTTTTTCGCTCTCATTGCGGTATTTATCCCGCTTTTTCTCAACCTCTAAAACGTCCCGGTTTTCGTCAATATAACGTTGAACGGCGGGATTGCAAAACGGTTGTCCGTCCAACCAAAGCAAATGCCAATACGGTACGTTTTCCATCGGTTGCCCCTTAAATTTACCTTGTGGCATCGGGGATTTATCGTTTAATTCCATATTAAAAAAGTCTTTTTTGCCCGTCCTCATTGGGCGTTTGTTCAACATACTTTGCCCGTGTAATCCAAACGCACCCGCACCGCACACACTTTATCCGGCTGTAATGCTTTGGCGTATATTCGTGGCGGATTATTCGCCAACCCGCCAACGGGTAATTTTTCCGTTTTCCGTTACACTTGCAAAACATAACTACAACGTTCGGGGGTCGTCAATAAATGTATTGTATTCCTCGGCGGCAATCTGTTTGAGCGTTTCGATATGTTCGATTAACTCGGCGTTGGATAATTCCGCCACGGTGCGCAAATCGTGGGTATATTGCCCCGTTTCTTCGTTGACCCTTTCGACGTACATAATCGGGGAAAATTCCCGCAAACGTCGTTCGGTTTGTTCCTCTGTCAATCGTTCGCCCGCCTCCCAAATTGCGTGCTTAAACGTTGGCACAACGTAATTAAAATAATAACCTTTCAAAGCCTCGGACGAACCGGGCGACGCAACGACGAACCGGGCAATAATCCGGGAACCTTTCCAACCCTTAAAAAAGTCGTTCAATTCCCCCATATACATTGCCAACCCGCCGTTTTGGTTAATCGTTCCCGTCGCTGTTATTTCTCGCTTTTTCATCGGCTATCAATTTTTGCATTGTCTTATTAAACGCCGTCATTCCGATTGTACGGATAACGTCCCGTTCCGCCCGTGATAACTTGGTTTCCCGCTTATCCAAAACCTTTGCGAACGTAACAACAAATTCCCCCGGCTGCAATAACCCGGCATTGTGCAACCTGTCGATTGGGTGCGCTTTCAAACGTTCGTCCGGTTTTAAGGCTTTGCGGGCGTTTTCCCGGCTTTCCCATATTTCCCGAACCTCGGCGGCGGCGTTATCATAAAACAACCGCATTTTCAAAACGTCGGCAATCGACAAATCAGCCACGGCGGTTGGTTCCTCTTTTTCCGGCTCCGGTTCCGACGTAACGGGCGTTATCTTATCTTTGTTAACCCCATATCCAAACAACGCAAAATCGCCTTTCGTTGGGTCGTCCGGGAATATCTCGGCGAAACGGTCGGTTATCTCAATGGCTGTTTGCAAATCCGGCGTCCGACGTTTTACAAGCCCCAACCGCAACGCTTGTTTATGTACGTGGGTATCTAATGGAATAATCAAATTACGGGGGTCGCAAATCGTCCACAATCCAAAATCAACCGGGGAACCGTGGCGACACATCCAACGCAAAAACATACATAGGCGTTTGCAACCGCTTTTCGTTTCCATATCCGGCACGCCCTTAACATCGCCGAAAAGACGTTGCAATTGTTCCAACGGACGCCCGCCCGGTTGCGCTTGCAATGCCTTTTCCATGTTCTCAAACTTACTATATACGTCAAACAAGCGGGCGCAAAGGTCGTGAAAATCGGCGTATGTAAACGTTCTATAAAAATTCTCTTTACTGCCTTTGTATTGCTTCCATTCCGGGGCGGTTCCCTGCGTATCGGTTCCAACAATGTAATGATACGGCGCACCCTTGAAAATTTCCCGGTCGATAAAATCCGCCTTTTGGATTATCTGTTTGCGGGAACCCCACGCAATCCACGCCGTAACAAATGCGCTAATCTCAATATTTACCCGACTATCGTAACGGTGCGGGATTTGCACCGGGTCGGATTGGATAAACTCGGCGGTTTCGTATTGTTCCGCCCAACGTTTCAAATTATCGTTCAATGTATATGCCATTGTTTTAGATTTTAAGGGGACGGAAAGCCCGCCCCCGGTTATTATTCGTTTTCCGTGTATTCCTCAACTACTAAATCGGTTTGTCCCCGCTTTACTTCCTCTATAAAGCCTTGAAAACCGTTTGCCTTTGCAATGTCTATAATCGCCTGCAAACGCTTTTCGCCTAAACTTTCGCCCCTCGCAATGCGGAACACCTTAACCGTCGGATTGCTTGCGATAATCAGTTTGGCGGCAACCTCCATAATTTGACTATCTGAAACTTTCCCGGCGACGAACGGCACGCCGTTTAACTCTAATCCGTCGTCCGTGAATGAAAGCCCGGCAATAGGTAATTCGGACGTTGCAATAAGTGTTTCCCTTTCCTTTGCCAATGCGCCTAATTTGTCCTCAAACGTGCGGGCGGTTTTCTCGGCGGCTTCCTTTTGTTTCTTCTTTGCCATATAATCCACAACCAACGCATTGATACGGTTGTGTTCCTCGGCTTTTTTCAGTTGTTCCGCCGTATCTAAATTTTCCGGGTTATTGGCTTCGTATTCCTCTAACCATTTGTCGGCATTTGCTTTGCGCTTTTCAAAATCGGCTTTTTCCGCCTCAATGGTTGCCAATGTTTCCTTTAATTCGGCATCGACGTTTTTACGGGACGTTTTCGCCTCTTTTTTGGCGTCCTCTAACCGTTTTTGCGCCTCGGCGATAATGCGGGCAACCTCTTTTTCTTCATTCGCTAAATTGGTATCAATAACCGCAACGGCTTTATCGTGGTTATCGTTGGCGGTTTTAATTCGTCCGGGGATTGCCGCCAATTGTTCAACCCTTTGTTGCCGGGTTTGGCGAACCGTTTTTGCTTTCTCAATTAACCGGGCGTTCTCGTTTTGTTCTTCCATCAACGCCGTAATATCCTTTTTCTCGGCATACGTTTTGACGTCGCCGGGCTTCAATTGCTTTTCGGCGTTGGCGCAAATGGTTGTGTACGTCTTAACCTCGGCGTTGGCGTCTTTTCTTTTGTCCTTAACGGTCGTAACCTCGGCGTCAATTTCTGCAATACGGGTGCGCACTTTTTCCGGCAACAAAGCCTTTACAACCTCAATTTGTTTGCGGCGTCCCTCGGCGGTTTCGCTCCAACGGGAAAACTCCACGGCGTCAAAGTCTTGGTAGCCGAAAATCTTTTGCAACATAGAAACGTTATCCGAACGCATCCCGGTTGTTTGGGATTTAATGGATAACGTCCCACGGGGGTTGGCTTTGGTAAACTTTAATTCGACCTCGTAATTTTCGCCGTCGTTACCTACAACCATTTTTGCAAACCCTTTGTCCTCTCCATTTTTCAACACGGCGTCCCGGTTCCCGGTCAACATTGCGCCGATTGCTTTTAAAAGGGTTGATTTGCCTAACTCATTGTCCCCGGTAATGAAATATACATTACCCTCAAAATCTGCGTTGAACTCTTTGATAACTTGAAAATTCAACAATTCCAATTTCTTAATATACATCGCTCTAATTGTTTATGCCGGGGTTTCCCCCGGCGGTTATTACTATTTTGTTGTTAATCTCATTCGTTGGTGTATCATGGTTTGCACCTTGTTAAGCGCATCCCGGTTGGCGTCAACCTCTGACCGGGTACAATCAGCAATGAAATTTTCCAAACTCTTATATAAGTCGTTTAATTCCTTTGCCGTCATTGCGTGCCGAACGGCTCCCAATTCGTCTTTATCCATTTTTGCAAACTCTTTTAAGCGTTTCTAAATCCCGGCGTTTGGGTTCGTCGGCGTTCTTTGTCGCATCAATCAACGGCATATCATTTGTTTTTGCCGTCCATTGTTTCCCGGTAACGGGGGACGTGTAGGTTACTTTGTAATGTCCGTACCCGGCAAATTCAAACCGGAAATCGCTAATTGTTGTTTTCGCTCTCATATCTTTTAATTTTAGAGTTACCGGGAAAACGCCCGGTCGTGTTATTATCATGCCGCAAATATACGTATAGTTTTTATATTACCAAAACTTTTATTTTTTATTTTCGGCTATTTTTTTATTTTCCGCAATAATCGCCCCAAAATAACGCATTTACCCACGCCGTCAAACTCAACTAACATATTGCCGTTGCGCCCTCTTATACATTTGCCATCGGCACGACGAACCGCCCGGCACGGCATACGTCGCAATTCCGGGCGGGTCAATCGGTCGCCTAAATAGATATAATCCATTACCATAATGTTAGTTGTTTTCTATGTCGCTTAATAGAAATTAAGCGTACATATTGATGCACAATATACAACTCTATATTATAAACACAATGTGAAAATTTATGCGTATTCTTTTTATCCCGGAATTTAACGAAACCATTTTCAACTATTCCTATAAATTCCGTATTATAAACCCAACCGCATAACCGTTTTAGTGTTTTTGCGTTATATGATACTTTGCGTATATATTCTACTCTTATTTCGTCGCCATCATTTAATATGACGTTCGCTTTCGGATAATGTAATATTTCTACCATAATTTCATTTGTGTATCGGTCAATACGGCAACCACGGCGTCAACTTGTTTTTCCCAACGTTCCAACGTTGCCAATTTCTCCGGGGTTGGGTTTCGTTGGCAACGTCGTTGGTTGTGCCGCATCTGTTTTACCATTTCCGCCAAATCTTTTGCCGTTATTTTTTCGGGATTTTCGATTTGCGGGGCTTTTGTTTCGTCTGCCATATAAGTACCATTTGAATAATTAAACGCCCCTACGGGCTTAAAATAAACGATTGTGCATTTGTTGGGGCAAATTTTCCAAAACCCAACGGGGGTTGTTTTGTAAAATGAACCGTCCAAAGTGCATTATTAACGTTGCGTCCGCATTCCACAACGCCGGGGTAATTTCCGGGTATAATTTCCCGGCAATATCCCGGAACCGTCGTTTGCGGTCTGCCTTTTCCTCCTTTTTCCCTTTTACTTTGATACGCAATTTAAGGTCGTTTTGCCACTTCATAGCATTAACCAAAACAAATGGTATTTCGGCGATGGTTATAATGGCTTTCAAATGTTCAAAGTTTTGCAACATCTTTTGAATGCGGTACAACTTACCCATGTTTGCCCCGGCATCCCCAACCGTTACGTCGTCCGGGCGAACGCTCAATTTTTCCAAAAAGACAATCGGCGTGCAAATCTCTTTGTAGTAATTGAGAAAATCCCGTATCTCGTTAATGTCTTTAGGCATCTTTATTGCCGTTGCGTTATGGTTGGGTCGCCAAACCACGATACCCCCGGCGGCTCCGGGGTCAATTCCAATAATGCAATCTATTTTCATTTTTCAAATTTCAAATAATGGTAAATATAAATTTCGTCCTTAATCATTCGGTCGAACGTGCGTTTAATCTCTTTGCGCCGGGCAACCTCAAAGGCTGTAAAATCAATTTCCGGGCTTTGGGTTCCTTGTTTCCGAACGTGGTAAATTGTAAATTCATTTACGAACCCACGGGCGGCACGTGCCAAAAATCGGTTATACGCTTCTTTCCGGTCGTTCTCGGTTTCTTTCACTTCATCCGCTAACCGAACGCCCAACAACCAATTATAAACAAACATTTCGTCGGTCAATCCAAACACTAAACGCCCGGTATATTTATACCGCAAAAAACACATTAAACAAGTCATAACCGATTGATTGCGATAATACCGAATTTGCTCCGGGCTTAACTCCTTTTTCGGTTCCGGCAACGCTGTATATGCTTTGCCGATAACTTGGTTTTGTTTCCGGCAATATGCGTTCAATACCTTTGCGAAATAATCGGCGTTGAATTGTTGGTAATGTTTCCGTTCGGCGTTGCCGTCCCTATCCTTTGGCAAATAGTCGTCCAATTCCCCGGTAATCAGCAATTCAAATGCTAATTTAACCTCCGACAATGTTAATTGCGAATAATAGCGTTTGAGCAAATCCAATAACCGGGTACAAATATACGTCCAATCGTCCCGGTTTTCCGTGGGAATGATAAACCCCACGTCCATTGCGATAAACCGGAACATTTGCCCGGTTTTAGCAATCAACGTTTCGTCGTCAATCTCGGCAATCTGTTTTTTTGTGGACGCCACGAAAATATACTTTTCAACCGGGGTTAATGCTTTGGCAACCTCCGGTAATTCAACCATCGCCCGGCGTACCTCAATTGCTTTTGCCGTTCCACTATAAAGCAAAACGGCGGCGGATTGTCGTTTTTCGGGCAACGTTTGTGGCAATCTGTTTGTCTTTTCGGGTAATGTTTCCATGTTAATAATCATCTTTCAAATACTCAATAGCCCCGGCAACATTCAATCTTTGCGTTGGGGCTTTGTATTCGGGTTTCAAATGCAACTTTTTCTTTTCGACGTCCCCCCGTATGAAATTGCGGACGGTCGCCAACCAACCGTTTTTAGTACGTTTCATGTTTTTTTGGTCGCTCCAATCGCTAACCGTGTGAAAGTAATAAACCAAATCGACCTTTTCAAATTCCGGGGTCGCAAACTTACTTTCAAACTCGGAATAATCCACGCCAACGCCGTTTTCAAATTTAACCATTTTGTAAACGGCGGAATTGCGGAACAACGTTTTTTTCTCTTTTGGTTCCTCAACCTTTGTTTCTTCATCCGGGAATAATCCGGGGTTCTTTACCCCGGTATTATCATTATCAAAAGAGGTATTAATATCATCTATCTTTATTGTGTCGGATTTTCCAACCACGGTGGTTGGATTTTCCAACCGGGGGGTAGTTGGATTTTCCAACCGGGGGGTAGTTGGATTTTCCAACCACTCCAAAGCAACCCAATAATTAGACGTATATTCACAATAACGCACCTTGTTTTTTTCGTACTCAAATTTATTAATATATTGTTTATCAACTAATTGTTTGAGTAACTTAATAACCGTGCTTTTATCTAATCCCGTCCATTCGATAAGATACCGCAATGAACCCTTAAAACGGCTTTCGCCGTCTTGACTAAAACCATGTATTAAAGCGAAAACCAACAATTCGTTACCTTTCAATTTAAGTTTCGTAATCATTGGGACTAATATGGTTATAAAATTGCTATCCCGTATTGTCATATCTCCGTAAAATAAACATTAATATTATCGGTTCTTTTATCAGCCTTGCAAACAATACGTTTACAACTTCCGGGGTATTGATTGAAAAAACAATCTTTGCAATCATGCCAAAATTCGGCAATCATACATTTAACCGGAATATTATTAACCCGGATAACCGTTTCAACGGGTATTTCAATTTGTTTAATTGTTGCCATCGTGTCCGCCCTCCAATTCTTTAACGGGTTCCCATGCTTTACGCACTTTCAAAACATTGTCGGCACTCTCATTGGGAACCAACGACACAACGGGAAAACGGGAACGGTCGCCCGGTTTTTGCGTCGTGGCAAATTGTACATTCAAATCAAAGATAATGCCTTTGCAAAATCCCCGTTCCGCTAACATACCGTCGAACGTTTCCCGAATTTGCGGGATTGTGGACGCCGTACCCTTTGTTGCGAATTGCCAAACCCCGGCAACCCCACGAACCAAAGGAACAATAAAGTTTAGCGTTAATGTAACCTCCCAACCGTCGCAATCCGGTTGGCGGCTCTTTTTATTCGGGTAACGCTTCGTTATCGACTGCATTAAGTTTGGGTATTTCTCCGTTGTCAACGTTTCGTATTTCTTTCCGTCCCATACTTGGAACGTGTCGCCATCGCCCGCCGCAATCAATCGCCCGTCGTCGTCCCGGTATTCGTAACGTTCGTTACATACTTTTGCCGGGTCGTCGTCCGGGAAAACAATTTGTATTGTTTGCGGCTTTTCGCCGTATGCTTGCGTAAATAATCCGGCATACTTTCCCATTGGTATGAAGTAATCAACGCTTTGCGGATAACCGTTTGCGTTTTTAATACCGATTTTTATTTGACCGACACGGGGCAAAATCAAACGGGATTGTTGCGCCTCCGGTCGTTTTATTCTTCCTTTCATCATTCAACAACTTTTATATTTAACTCTAATTTAACGGGCGAATTTTCCCAATTTATATGCGATAATTCCGGGGGTATTTCTCCCAATAACTCAACCGCATCAATCCAAACGGGGCTATCAAAATCCCGTGTACATCTTTCGGGTTTTTCCGTATGTATAATTGCCCGTCCGTCCTTATCAACTGCATAATATACTATATTCATAACAATCAAATTTCGGGGTCGTCGTTCAACATCTTTTTCCTACTCTCGTTTTTGGGCTTTTTAGGCTCATTTGCGGGCTTTACTTTCTTTTCCGTGGTATTACCCCGCTTTGCGGTCGTTTTGCCCGTGGTGGCTTTCTTTTCCGCCTCCTTTGCCTTTTTGGGCGCACGTTTAACAATGGTTGTTTTCTTTGGCTCCTTTTCCGGTTCCGGTGCGTCCGCCTTGACTTTCTCGGCGGCGTCCGTGTTTTCGTCCGGGGTTGCCTCCTTTGGGGCTTTCGTTTTAATCAATTCCGACAACGATAAGGATATTACGTTTTGCGTCAAATCGGGTGCATTATCCAATAAAACCATACCATTAACCGACGTAAACGTATTATCTTTCTTTTCGTCCTCAATGGCTGCAATTTCTAACAGATACGGGATTTTCCGTATATTGGGGCTATCCGTTTGTTCTTTCAAATTGTACGACGGACGTTTGCGCCAATCTTTCGGGCTGAAATTGAAAATACGGTTTACGGGGAATTTCTCAAAATTCACGTTCCACATATCCCGGTACATTCCCAATTGTATTTCCGCTTCCTCGTAAAAACCTTTGCGCCCGCTTTTGAAATCGACGATTGCGTTAATACGTTCGTCGCCGCCAATCTTTGCCAACATGGTACACGGGCAATCAATCATTCCGGCATACTTGTAATACGGGTGTACCAACGCAATTTCCACGGCTAACGGTCTAACATCATAATCCAAAACGAATTGTGCAAACGCCAATACGTCCTTTTTCAAATCGTCAGCATAATAAATAAAATCATCCGGCAACCTGTAAACCTCAATATATTCTTTTAGTTTACCTTTTAGCCCGTCCAAATCGTAAGCCCGGTTAATCAATAATTCCTCAAATGCGGCGTGCATAAATGTCCCATACGCCGCCCGTTCGCCCTTATAACGTTCGCTTTCCTCAATCCCTTTGTTTGCAATCCAATTGATTAGAAACGGGGATTTTGGCAAAGTTTGGGACAATATGGTTGTTACCGACGGGAAAAACTCCGGTTCCCCGTTTTCGTCGTATCGGTAATAATATCGGTGTCCCTTGCTGTTTAACTGCCAAACCTTATACGGCGGTTCAATCAACGTTTTTTCGTCGAAAAACATTGCCGTCATTTCCTCAACCGTCATGCCCGGCACAATCTCAAAAACTCCGGTCGGTTGTTCCGGTTCCATTTCCACAAACGGGGGGATTATATGTTGTTGTTCCTCGTTTACCTCCGGGAACATTTCCGGGGCAATATTGCCAACGGTTCCCGCAACCTCTTTTACCGGGTCGCCCGGTTTATCGCTCTTTGTTCTCATTTTCTTTTAACCTCTTTATATTCTGAAATTCCACATACAACCATTGCCGCACACATAACAGCGAATAATAATTGCCACGGGTTCCAAAAAGAACCAACCAAACAGCAAATCCCCAATACGCCAAATACGACAATCAGGGCTTTCGCTTGCCATATCTCGGAAAACATGGTATCGGCGGCACGTTCCAACCATGTTGTCAATTTACTTTTCATTGCCGCCCTCCATTCCAAACAGGTAATCCGCCGTACAATCCAACATTTCGCAAAGGATAACGACCCATTCCGGGACAATCCGTTTGGTCGTGCCGTTACATAAATTCGTCATATTAACCTGTTGTGCGCTTTCGCTTGCACCCTCAAAAAGACGTGCGGCAATGTCTTTTTTCAATACCTTTTTCCCGTTAGCCTCCGAACGGGCAATTGCTTCGTTTACTCTTAATCTTAATGCCATAACTTTAATTTTTACGTTAATAACTTGGTTCGTTGTTCTCTTTGTGCCCACAATGTCGGCACGTTTTTTCTTTCCAAATTGGGGTATATTCCGGCGGGGTCAAATATCCGTCGCCTCCGGTCTGTTTATATTCGCCGTCCGTAACTTCCATTTCCCCGCCACACTCCGGGCAATCATCGTCGCCAATCAATATGCACTCCAACAGGTCGTCCAAATGAACGGAACGAACGGGGAAAATACCAATTGCCCGGATAATACCCGCCATTTGTTCAATTGTAACGTCCCGTTCGTAACAATCGACAACAGGGCAACCCCAATTGTCGCTTATGTCCTCAATAATTCCTTTGTTGATTAACTCCGTAACGATTGTTTCGGATACTTTGTTGGGCGTTTGACCGCTTGCGGTTGCCAACCTCTTTAATTGTTCGCTCTCTTTTATTTTCATATCATTGCCCGGTATCCCTCCGGGTAGGCTGTTATTCTTTCGTTCTGCAAATGTAGAAAGAATATTTTAATTACCAAAAATAAAACCTTTGTTTTGAAAATCATTTTTACGGGGTGCATTGGATAACAATATTTTTAGCATATCTTTGCAATACCGCATTACCAAATATCGCTCTCGGTTACTGCGAACCGCCCCCGGTCGTCCCTTTGGGATTGCCGGGGGTATCTTTTTCCAACGCCATTTGTTCCGCACAATAACAATATCGGTATATCTCCCCATAATATCCGGTTTGCTCGGTTATGGTTTCGATAACGCCCGCCGGATATTCCCCAAATACAACGTATTCATACCCCGTAAATCCGTCGTCTTTCAATGCCATTTCAAACGTAATGTCAACGTATTTGTCGCCGACCCGGTTAAACGCATGGTCTATTGGTATTATCGCAAGCGTTTTGCCCTCGCAATATTGCACCCGGTCGGAAAATAACAACGTCAGCAAATGCGCATTTTTGTAACACGCTTGTTTTTCCGGGCGGACAATCCGGCGTATCAATTCAATTTCCCGTTCGTTGAATACCTCCGATACCGGGACGACCTCAACACGTTTTGCAACGTCGATTGTGTCCGTAAAATATTTATGTTGGCGGGGGTTCAAATCCAAACGTAAGAACGCCCGCATTTCCTCAATAATAACGCTTTCCATATCTTAACACTTTGTAAAGCCCTTAAATGCCAATCGGTAAACATCATATTGCTTACCGATAACGTAAAATTCAATCATGCGGCTATCATTGCCGACGTCGTTTATTGCAATCGTCGGGTATGGTTCCCCCGGCAATTGGCTAAAATCGTCCTCAATATCTCGTAACCCCTCCGGGTACTCCGAACGGTCGGCGGCGAAATACCGGGTTAAACTCTCTTTTATCCGGGTCAATATTTCGTCCCCGTTCGGCTCAAATGCTGCTTTTATTTTATCTTGTTTTCTCAACGCCCAACGCATCGGTATTTGTTTTAATAGGTTATGAATACCCCGCCCGTCTTTTACGGCTTTGCCTGTAAACCAACCGGAATACGGGTATAATGTAACCGGGGAACCCCGGAAAGTAAATTGTAAGGTCGTGGCGTTTATCTGCGTAACGGGATACCCCAACGCCTCCAACCGGGTACGGGCGTATTCCGTCCGCTCCGGTTGCATTTCCTGTTGTCGCTCTCTGTTTCGGCTCATTCTTTCAAATAATTGTGCCGGGGGTTTCAATTGCCCCCGGCTTATTATTACTGCAAATACGCAATTGCGTTTAACCTCTCCTTTTCCTTTGTTGCGCTCTCAATATTGCGGGCAATCCATTGTTCGGCGGGATTTTCTGTTTTCCATTGTTCCCGGTAATCCGGCGTAAAATACGCAACCATTTTTTTGTATTCTTTTTCCGGGTTTGCCAATATTGCCGCCGTATGGCTCAATCTTTTACCGTGGTCGCCTTTGCCTATTAAATCCAACCGACCGAAATAAAACGAACCGTCGGCGGTGCAAGCTACATAATTACGGGCGGACGTTCTCGTTGAAACGACGTTGCCGTTTTCATCCTTAACCGTGTATAAATACTTTTTGCCTTTTACCTGTTTACTTAAAATATACTTTGCCATAATCTTTGTTATTGTGCCGGGGGCGAACCCCCGGCGGGTTATTACTTTTTATTTGCAAAATGTTTATCCCGTGCCTCTCTGCATAATTCCAACGACGGTTTTACACAAGTAAACAACGTGCCGTCCTCGGCTCTGTAATCATATTGAAAAAATACGGTTCCACGGTTTCCCCGTCCCATTGCTGTAAATGTTTCGTAATGCTCCGTTCCTTTCGGGCATTGACTTACGCCGTTAATATCTGTTTTCATACTCTGAATTTATTAGAAATTTCATATACATTTTTTGAACCCTCACAAACAACATACGTTGGCAACTCCTTTTTACGTAATCCGCAAACATCGCTTTCAAATGCCGACCGGGACGTATAAAACCAAATTCCGTATTGTTTTGACACAAACAACAAATCGTTTATGCTTTTCCCGTGGTCGGTTGTTAATACTTGGTTGAATGAAATTGTTTGAAAATCAACTTTCCCGTCTAACAGGGTGCAAATTTCGGCAATATCCGTTGCCTTTGTTCTTTTTATTTCCATAACTAAAATATATTAAGTTCCGGGAACCCGCCCGGTCGGATTTACTGATTAATGATAATAAAAGGATATTTTCAAACCCCGACGCAATTTGCAATGTTCGGCGTCCTTAACACAACGGAACGCACGGCGCAACAACTTGTTTGCCATTTCGACGCCAACCAATTTAATTAAACCGGATACGCCAACCAACGTGTTAATCTTCTTACCGTCGAACACGCCGTTAACTTTGATTTTGAAAGTACGGTTAATTTCTTTCGTTGTGTACTCTAATCCGTTATAAATGCTTTCGGGTTTCATTGTATCGCTCTTTTTGTTCCGGGAAAACGCCCGGTCGTTGTATTAACATGGTGCAAATATAGGGCTTTTATTTTAACTACCAAAGAAATTTCTTTTTATTTTCGTGTTTCCGCATAAAAAATTATTCTTTTGGTATCCCGCAAAGTTATTTTTGGGGAATTTTTGATTTAAGACACTTTATTTGCCGGGGCGGGTATTTTATCCACTCGGACAAAATAATTGAAATTTGGGGCTAAAAACGGGCAAAACGAAAAAGGGGATTGCAACCAACAGTTACAACCCCCCAAAAAAGTATAATACAGAATAAAAAGTTATCGTTATTCCTCTATCTCTATATATTCAACCCTTAATATATGCGTTGCCGGGTTCTTACTAACGGCGTCTATCTTCCGGCTCTTTACTTTGCGGGTTTTCCAAAGGAACCCCAAAAACCGCTTATACTTAACCGTTGCCGCAATCAATAGACTATCCCGGTTTATATGTACCCCGGTAAATGTATTGTCCGGGTGTGCGCATCCGTGTAACTCAAACCACGGTTCCACAATATCGACGCAACGTAATACGGTCGTAACCGTGTCGCCGGGCAAATAAACGACGCTATCCCGGACGGTTCCCCGTAATTCGTTTATCGTTTCCAATTGGGCGGTCGTAACCGCTTGCAAATCCCGGTTCTTTGTTTGCAACCTTTTTATCAATGCCGCATCGTCCGCCCTGTATTTTTGATATTCCGATAACGTCAAACGCAATGCGCCAACCGTGGCGGCGTTCAAACTGTCCTTTGTTTTGTATTGTTCGACGTTCTGCAATAACGTTTCCGTATTGCTCCGGTACTTATCCCGTTCGGCGGTTAAACTCTTTATCCGGGCGTATTGCCCGTAAAGAACGGCGGCAATTGCTCCAATTATCGCCGTATATATCAATATCTTTTTCATACAATTTGTTTTATTGCGGCGACGTGCATATTTGCGATACGTTCCCGCCCGGTTTCACTCATAAGAAAACGGCAATCTTTTTCGGTATCCATAAAAAACGACTCCGTAAGGATTGCGGGGGCTTTCGTGTGCATAAGGATATAAAATGCCGATTCCTTATCCGGGTCGCCGTCGGCATAATCCGCCCGCATCCGCCAACCGTCCGGCGCAAATTCCTTTTCCGCCTCTTTGTAAAATACGGTTGCCATTGGGTCGGCTTTAGTTTGACCGGGCGACGTGTAAACCTCCCAACCTGTGCCGCCCCCGGCGTTGGCGTGAATACTCAATAAAAAGCAATCGCCCCCGGTTTCCTCGTATATCTTATTTGCACGGCGGCAACGTTCCCCCAATGATATATCGGTTTCCTCCGGTACTAAAATCCGGTACGGTATCCCGGCGGCGTCCAATTGTGCCGCAATACGCCGCACAATGTCCCGGTTAAATTCATATTCAAACAATTGTTTGCCGTCGCTCCATACGGGCGAACGTTTCCCGGCTGTATTGTTGCCGTGTCCGTTGTCTAAAATTACGGTTTTCATTCTTTCCCCTCCTTTTTGTTGTTAATAATATCCCCGTCGGTTTCGGCTTGGAACCGTTCGATTATTGGTTGCCAATATGACGGCAACGCCCGTGTAAATTCCAACCGGATAACGTGGTAAATGATACGTAATGCAATCTTTTTGGGATATGCTACAATTAAATTGCGAAAAGCGTTTTGCAAATACACATACATAAAAACGTATGTAAGCGACTTTATTACAATCATTGCCGCCTCGTTATCGCCACATTGTAACATTACGCTATAAATTACGTGAATGATTGTAACGTACAAAAGCAATTCCGCCAATGCGTTCTTAAACTTACGGAACGAAAAGCGTTTGCAATTCTTAATCGCCACGCCGTCCGCCCGCATACCCGCCCAAATGTTGAACGCAAACATTATTATCAAAGCGTACATAAACCCCGCCGTTGGGGTAAAATAAGCAAGTAACGGACTTGCAGTTGTGGCGAATATTAACCGCCATTGTTCCCACGTAAATAACTTTTCCATTGTAATAAGCAAATAAGGGGAAACGGTTGCCCGTTCCCCCGATTAGTTAATTATCCTACCTTAACAACGATATAACAGGTTTCGCCCTCCACATACGTTGCGTTAACGTAAAACCCATTGTTATAAACGTCGGTTTTCAACTCGGCGTTCTTTGCCTCGACAACCTCAATTGTTTTGCCGTCCAATTCAGCGTTAACAATAACATGGTCTAACGTCGTACCGGAATAGTCAACAAACACGTATTCCGAACCGTTGAACGTGCAATTGTACATCGACAAACGATTGGCGGGTTGCGTAACGTCAAAGAAACAACGATACATTACGGCGGTAAACATTTTCCCCGGTGTTAACGTGTCGCCCTGTGCAATACTATCGACGCCATGCGGGTAAACTTTCCCGGTATTGTTTCGCAATTCAAATGTTCGTCCGGTATATGTTTTCAAATCCTTACCCACTCCGGCGGCTTTGAGGAACCCAATAGCAAATCCGACGGCGGGGGCTAACTGAACAACACGATTAACCGGGTTATCGGCATCCGCCCAATTTGCCGACGTAAAATATATACTTGGTACGGACGTACTCCAATTTACGGCTAACGGTTTACGGAAATCGTACCCGGCAACGGGCAACGAATTAGGTACGTAATATTTGGTACTCGCCGCAACGCCAACGGGGATTGCTTGCGTAAACATTATATCCGACAATTTAACCGTTTGATTTGATACGACGTTAGTAATAACAACAACGGATAAATTAGGCAAAAATCGGTATATGTTCTCTACGTGTATCATTGGCGTACTCGTAAACACGGGGTCGCCGGATTGTCCCGCCCTCGCAATAATGTTATCCAATACCTCGGCGGTATTTACAATATCGTATTCCTCCACGACGTCCACAAAATCACAACCGAAATTTTGTGCCTTTGTAATCTCGGTAACGCCGTTTTGCATAACCTTTTGGGTTACATTAAACACGCTTGGGTATAATTGCGAACCCGTAACCGCCGTTATTGTCATTGATTGCGAACCGTTGGTTATGGTTCCAACCGGGATACTTACGAAAGATTGATTTTGCGGCGTTCCTTTGTTCTCTGACAAAAACGCAATTTGATTGCCGTCAACGATACGCATTATATAATACTTGGTTCCGTTGGTGTGCGTCCACTCCGTACCAATTGCGGTATTATCTTTACCGTGTGCGTTTATGGTTGCAATATTATACGGTTGTGCATGGTTCGCCCCTATCGTTGTATTTTGTACGTGCATTGGGGCGACGTCATCGCCATTTGAACCCGTGGCGGTTCCTATCTTCCAATTTACAAAATTGAACATCGGATTGCCGGAATAAACATTGCTTGCGGCGTTCAATGTTCCCTTTATGAAATCCGAACCACGTTTTACGGTAATTGCGGGATCGGCAAACTCAACCGATAATTTCGATTGCGAACCCATACCCGTAATTGCTTGCATAACATCGGATTTGTTTACCAACGTTAGTGCGTTCTTTTCGGCGTATGATTGTCCGTTATCATAATGCACCGATTTTTCTAAAAAATAAGACTCAAAAGGTGCGGACGCTCCCAAAAATACCCCAGTCAATCGTAAATCGTAAATCATTGGTTCGGTATTTGGCGAACCGTTATAATTTGCAACTCGGATATATTCGCAACCGTCCGGGATTGTTACGGTTTCTACGTCTGCAACTTGCGTGTTCGGTATATTAACTTGCGTACCTGTAAAGAAATTAACATAACGGCATGCTCCTATTACTTCACCACTTCGCATACCATAAAGACGGTACGTTTGCCCGGCAACAACAGGAACAAAACCGGACGTTGATAACGACGGGTATGTAGACGGATTGCCTGCTGCATTTAAATAAAAACCGTGTTCGTATGTATCGGGGTTCAACAGGTTTGTTTCGCTTATCTTTTCCACAACGTCGAAAGCATCCGTAACCTTTTTCACATTGGTTAGGCTTTCGGCAAATGCCGTTAATTGAGCTTGTATGTCGTCTATCCCTTTGGGTACAACGTATATATCTTGGTTTGCCGGGTTTCCAACATAACCGGGGAATGAAACAGCAAACCAAAAAACGACCTCATTTTGACCGACCGTAATTTTGGTTGTTCCTTGCGGCAATAAAATACGCCGAACCAATGACCCGTTACCGTCCAACATATAATTATGAATGTCGCTGCGGTCGTTAGTTACATACAAGACTTGACCCGGTTTAACATTCAATTTAATACATTTGTAATCCGGATTAGTAGAAGGAACATAAACATATCTGCTAGAATCTATATATCCCTGTACATAATTAAGAGTTGGCGACGCTTGCGTTGCGTAATTGTTTATATCCAACATATTGGGAATATCAATTTGCACTCCGTTCCAAATGCCCGTCGCATTGCTCAATATGGCAATTCCACGGGTCAAAGTGAAATTATTAAAATTGGTGTATGTTCCCAAATTGGTTGCAAACCAAAATTGCGGACTATCTGCCCCGGTTGGGTTTGTGTCAAAAGTTGCCATACCTCGGAATTGTTGACCCAATCCCAATGCGTTAACCATACTGAACAACGTTTGTTGTAACAAGTTGCCCGTAATCTCGTTTTTTCCGTTTTGCTTAATTACATTAGCAATTGCGGCTTTTAAGTCTGTATAATTTGCCATAATAAAAAAGGTTATAAAATGTTGTTTTTGAAATCGTTATTATAATCATTGTTGAAATCGCCGCCCGTTGGCGTAATGTATCCCCGCCCAATCTTTTTAATAACTGTCGCGGTCTGAAATTCCGCCTCAACGCTTGCTAAATTACCCTGTGTTTGCCATTTGGGGGTAATCAAAAACGTATCGCACGGATAAACACGCCCGTAATTATCGGTAACGGTTACAAAATCACTCATACGGATTATACGCATTACATCGCAAAGGTATTCGGGGGCTAAAAAAACAAACCTGTATGTCTTTTCGCTAACCTGTTTTTCCGGGAAAAAATACCCGTCCCGGTTTTCGCCCTCTTCCTCAAACACGTATTCCGGTTTTCCCAACTGCGTACAAAGGTACAAACGGTTTTTATACAGGGGGTCAACGTACACAATTTGCCCGTCGTCAAATACCATGTTTTCAACGTCGTACCATTCAATTGTTAAATAGTTGGTATTCGTCATATTTACCAACGTAAAAACTTCGGAATACCACGTTTGCGCCCCGTCGGATAATTGGGCATAATATTGCCCCTCCGCCGAACTCCATATTAATGGCAACAAAGCCGTATAAACAATAACGTCATAACCCAAAGCCTCAAACGGGACAATTGACAATCCCGTTTCGGCAATCTGTGTGGTTAAATCTGCAACCTGTGTTCCGTCAATCTTATAAATCCTAAAATAATTTAGTCCGTTTGTACGGTGCGGGCGCACAATCTGAAACGGCAACAACATATTCAACGGCGTAAACAGGGGGTAAACGTCCCCGTATGAATATGTTTTGCGGTGGTTCTGTTCGTCTAACGACTGATACCACGGTAAAACGCTTAAATTATTATTCTGTATCATACTTTAATGTTACTTTGTTGCTACGACTATGCAAAGTTATTGAAATCTTGTCTATTTGCCCGCTCCCTATACTTGTTTTTATTAGTTTCATCGGGTCGGGGTCGTCAATTGACGGATATGTTACCGTTTGTTTCTTTTTCCGGTCGATACCGTATGCGTATGTTTCGGAATTATTGATTTTAACCCGGCGGGCGGGCAAATCATACGGATAATATGTTGGTTGCAAATATATCCAACTTAAATACCCGTTTTGTATTTCGTAATCCAACCCGTTGTTACTGTATTGAATAAACGGCAATTTATAAATTGGGTCAATCTCAATGCCGTAAGCATCCCCCGTTTGATAGGTAATAAAGATTTGCCCGCAATCCGCCGGAACATTCAATTGTTGCCGTGTATATATCTTTTTAGAACCCGTACCGATAAATTCATCTGATTGCCCAATATAGGCTTTCAAACTTCCGTCCTCGTTGGTACTCCAATAGGTCGCCAAAACTGTTATTACGCCTCCCGTTGACCCGGTAACATATATATTGCCGTGTTCTTTTGGCAATGTAACCCGGTACGTCTGATATGGCGGACGGTTTGGATATTTAACGCCTCGCCAATAAAACGTATTGGATTCTGTAAACGCCGTATAACTATTATCGGCGGATATTGCCGCAAACAGGGCGAACCCGTCGTTACTCATTTCGCCGGGGTTCAACAACATAAAATCCACGTCGGTTGTAAAGTTGGAAACGTTTATTGTTTCAATCTTTCCGGGCGTAACGTACTTACTTAAAACCTCAATCGGGTATCCCTCGAAAGCCTGTGTAACGTCGTCCATCCATTCAAATTGGAAACGTTCCGGCATATCCACTTTATCAAATTCCCATGCGGCGGTATTGAAATCCCACGATTTGCCGTTACGGGTATTGATAATTTCCTGTAAATCGACGTTGAATTGTTGGTTGTAACTATACGAACCGCCATTGCGGAACCATTGTATATGCTCAATCTTAAATTTGCCGTCCTGTATGTACCAATAACAACGGAAACAATCCCGCAACATATTTGTAATTTGTTGCAATGTTACGGGGGCTTTTTGTGCGGGTTGGTCGTATTCGCCTTTTAAGATATTTGTTTTTTGCGTTATTAAAAGAGTAAAACGGTTGTATCCTATTGGATTGGAACCCGTCCCGTATAAAAATTGGCTATATTCCGGGGTTGCTTCGTGGGTTATTCCCGGCGCAATTTGTCCCAACAATACCGATATAACGGACGCAAGCGGGTACGCATCCCGCAACGTGTATGTTTTGCGCCCCTCTCTTTCCAATATCCAATCAAACGTCGCAAAGCTGAACCAAATAGACGCATAACGCCACGTTGACCGGGCAATTGGGAAAAACGTTTGCCCCCAAATTGAATACGGGGGAATAAAGTATTTACCGTTGTCCGCTAATCCCCATTGGGTCGGCTCGTTGGAAAAGTTATTGGATATATACGCCACGTCGATTGCGTAACCGATTGCCCGTTTATAATTGCGGTTGTTCTCTACAATATCATCCGCCGGAATTGGGTATGTATTTAATCCGCTTATTGTGTCAACATCTAACAGATAACGAACGTAAATATTATATGTTGCCATTTCTGCCAATACCGTACCCGTTGCACCATTAGCGGTATTGGCGTTCATTGTGAAATCTAAATTATCCCATACCCCGGAACCGCCTATATTTGTCGAATATGAAAACATAATTGTATTATCGGACGTCCTAACTAAATTGCAATTTACAATTCCGAAAAACGGAGGTACATAAGCAACGGAAACATCAATACGAAAACCGTTAGACGTTTCGGGGTATAACGACCCGGTAAAATTGTTACTTTCTCGGTCTAACTTCATGGAACCCGCATATAATCCGGCAACCGCTTTTGGCGTACCATTGTCGGCGGTAATGCGTATTTCTTTCAGCATATTGCACAAAGCAAAATGATAGGTTTGTACTACTTTTAATTGAACTAAGGTAGAATTGAAACTTTTCGACGAAAACGGCGCAATCGGCGCAATCAAGGGGAGTGCCGACGGTACATATTACCCGATACCGATACGTTCGTTGTTTATCGGCGATAAGACGTTGGGCGGATTGGAAGCCCCGGACAGCAACGCAATACAATGGTCGTTTTTGCCGAATTGGTCGGACGATTTGGCGATTGTTGCCCCGGCGTTTAACCCGCTTACGGATTTGAAACCCGCATCAGAGTAATGACGGCGAAAGTTACAAAGGTCGTGTTGGAGTGTCCGACCCTTAACACGACCGAAGAATTTGAGATTAACCACGCCGAACGCCTGTTGCGGATGCCTAACAATGGCGGTTGGCAGTTGCCCGAAAAAACACCTTTTGAATTTAGCAAAGAAAATGGGATTAGATATAAAACGCATAAGAAAGGAAATAACGGAACCGAGGAAAAAGGCGACGATAAATAAAGCGGTCATACACCAAAACCGCATTAAATTTCACGCCCAAACCAACGTAACGCCCTTAATGTGTTTACCCACGACCGACTTTTTGGCATGGGTTCAAAATCTTATCCCGCACGATAAATTCAAAATCTTCAAAACATTGTTCCGTTACCCCGTTCGTACCAACGAGGTAACGGGCATTTGTTTTGATAAGTTAAGCCGTATTTTCGACGGTCGTAACCCGGCGTTCAACTATCAATTCCAAAACACGGAACAACGGGACGATTGGGAGTATTACCGCCAAGATGTATTAAAGGAGCCGGAAATTTGGAGTACGAAAGGTTGGGAGTTTTTCAAGACGGAAATAAACAGCGTCTTAATAGTTGATTTGCCCGCCGAGCAAAACCCCGCCGACCGATACCCGACCCCGTATTTTTATTGGCTGCCTATCGAAAGCGTCATAACCTTTGAGGCAAACCGGACAACCGGGGTTATGGATTGGATAATTTTCCGCCAACCCGATAAACGTATTGCAGTTATTGACGATGAACGATACAGAGTGTTTGCAGAGGACGACGGCGGCAACATAGGCGAATTATTGGTTGATAACCCACACGATTTGCGCTATTGCCCCGCCCGTTTCTTTTGGAGCGAGCCGATGAATTTGCGAGAACCGGACGTTAAACAATCCCCGCTAACAAAAGAATTGGAGGCGTTGGATTGGTTTTTGTTTTTCCATATATCGAAGCGGCATTTGGATATGTACGGGGCATACCCGATATATTCCGGTTACGAACAATCGTGCGACTTTACAAACGCCGAAAACGGCGATTATTGCGACGGTGGATTTTTGAAAGACAAACAAGGGTATTACAGGTTAGACCAAGCCGGGTTATTGATGCGTTGCCCCAAGTGCGGCGACAAACGGATTACCGGGGCGGGTTCCTTTGTTGAAATACCGATACCGGACGGGGACAAACAACCCGATTTGCGTAACCCGGTGCAAATGTTGACCGTTGACCGTACAAGTTTGGATTATAACGTTGAGGAAGAAAAGCGATTGCGGGAAAACATTATTACCGCCGTCGTCGGACAAAACGAGGAAGTAACCCAACGGGAAGCATTCAACGAACAACAGGTTAAAGCCGCATTTGAGAGCCAAAGCACGGTATTAAACCGAGTGAAAAAAGGCTTTGAAGCCGCCCAACAGTTCGTCGATGAAACGGTTTGCCGATTGCGATACGGCAATATGTTCGTATCTGCAAAAGTCAATTACGGCACGGAGTTCTATTTGTACGACGCAAACGAGTTGCGGAACCGTTACAAGTCGGCAAAGGAAAGCGGCGCAAGTGAGGCAGAATTGGACGCCCTACAAAATCAGATTATCGAAACGGAGTACCGGAACAACCCAACCCAATTGCAACGTATGTTGATATTGGCAGAATTGGAGCCGTACCGCCATTTGACCCGGAACGAGGTATTGGATTTGTACGGGCGTAACTTAATCCCGGAGAATGAATTGCGTATAAAGTTGAATTTCGCTAACTTTGTCCGCAGGTTTGAACGGGAGAATACAAACATATTGGAGTTTGGAACGCAAATACCATTCGACCAAAAGATTTCAGTAATAACAAGTAAATTTAACGAGTATGCGAGTGAAAACAGCAACCGAGGGTAAAACAAAGGACGTCGCAATTACCGACGTTACCCCCGAAAACTACATTGTACCGAGCAACGAACAACATTTGTATCATTGCGTTATTGAGGTACGCAAGTTCGACAGCGAAACGGGCAAACGTCTTTCAATCCCCCGTATTCAGAAATTCGGGAAAAAGGGATTTGAAAACGGCGTTGCCGATGCGTTGAAAAAACAGGGATACACCGTTACGATTTTGCACGACCCCAACGAGTATGTAAAAGCACAAACGGAGGAAGCCGCACAACGTACCGCCGCACAACAGAAAGCCGCCGAGGAAAAAGCCGCCGCCGATGCTAAAGCAAAGGCAGAAGCCGACGCCAAAGCAAAAGCCGCCGAGAAAGATGCCCTAAAAGCGGAAATTTTGGCAGAATTGAAAGCGGCGGGAGTTATCCCGGTAGAACCTGCAAAGGAAACCAAAGCCGATGCGAAAGCAAAGGCAGAAGCCGACGCCGAGGGCAAAACCGGAGCGAAAAAGTAACCAATTATAAATCAAATAATCAAAGGGTAAGATTATGGCATTAACAAGCGAAATATTAAGGGCAAATGCGGCGTTAGCCGGATTAACCGACGAACAAATTGCGGCAATTACTACATTGTCCGCTAACGACGAAAACAGCGTTATAGCGAAAAAGACGGGCGAAATTTACGGCGGATTGGATGCCGATATATTGGCGGCGTCCGGTATCGCAAAGAATGGAACCGAAAAAACGTTTGATTACGCAAAACGTGTGGTCGCCGAGTTCAAAACCAAAGCCGAGGGCGCAACCGGGTTGCAATCCCAAATCGACAGTCTGACGAAAGAAAAGGCACGTTTGGAAAAAGCAATTGCCGATGGTGCGACCGATGCGGAAACCGCAAAGGCATTGAAGCAAGCGAAAGCCGACCTAACGGCGGTAACGACACAGTTTAACGACCTCAAAACGAAATACGACGAAGCCGAACAAAATTACCAAAAGGAGTTGTTCGGCGTTCGTATTGAGGGGGCGTTGAATAGTGCAACCGCCGGGTTGAAGTTTAAGGCGGGATTGCCGGAAAGCGCAACAAAGGTTTTGTTAGGTCAAGCAATCGACAAAATTAAGGGTATGAACCCCGAATTTATCGACGACGGCAAAGGCGGCAAAATCATTGCGTTTAAGGACGAAACCGGGGCAATCATGCGTAACCCGAACAATCAGTTAAACCCGTACACGCCGGGCGACCTGTTGGCAAAGGAATTGGAAACAATGGGTATTATCGACAAAGGACGCCAAGCGGCGGGCAGCGGAACGGTTCCCCCGGCGGGCGGTTCCGGTGCGGGCGGCGGTGTTACAACCGTTGACGTTACAGGTGCAAAAACCCGTGTTGAGGCTTACGACGCAATCGCCGCAAACCTTATGGCGCAAGGGCTAACGGCGGGGTCGGAGAAATTCGATACCGCAATGAAACAGGCATGGCAGGACAACAATATTGCCGCATTACCGGAAAAGTAAAAGACAACACGGGTAAAGGGTAAACCCC